GGGTTAGCATCATATATCTCACCCTCTCTTGTTGCTACTTTTAAATCTTCACCAGTAATAGTATCTGTCTTACCTATGAATGCTTCAAGAATATTATCAAAGTATTTTGTAGAAGTCTGAGTAAACAAACCAGCGCCATCAGCCTGTCTTACATCTTTAGCTGTATCTGTACCCATAGCAAAACCTACAATCTTATTGACAGCATCTAAGGGTCTAGTAGTACCTGCTAAGATATTACCAAATGTTTTTTGGAAGGCGTTAAACTGTGCACCTCTTGCACCCTCGTCTTGGTTTATCAATACATCTAGTATATTGTTTAGATCATTACCAAACTGAGCATCTTTTGCTAACTGTCCTACAGCAACTTGAGTACCCATCTCTTGTATAAGCTCTGGTGGTACAGTCTCGCCATTCATACTCATATTAACGATACGCCCAGCGGCAAGGAAGGCAGAGAAAGGGTAGGTGTTTTTAGCATCTATAATCTTACCACCACCTACATTAATCTCGAATACACCTAAGCCATCATCCCTACGTTCTTTATCGTACTGAGCAGCAAGTGCTAAACCAGCTGTACCAACTATTGTACGAGCAGCGGCATCCATTTCCGTAATGTTATCTACTCCTTCCGCTTTAGCCATACGTTTAATCATAGGTTTAAATAGTGTCTCAGGCGCAGAGAGGAACGACCATTGATAAGCAGTAGCCACAACGTTGTTAAAGAAACGACCAAAGGGTAGTATAGTACCTAAGCCTGGTGTATTAGATACAGTCTCTACAAACTTTGCCGCTGTTCTAATAAGCTCTGGTTGTTCTGCTGTAGTGTAATCTTTAGCAAACACAGACTTGAGAGTAGTATCTAGTGCACCTGATATAACTTCATCATCAATAATTATATCATCAGATAGTAAGGCTTCTTTAAGAGTAACACCTCTCTTTAATCTTAGGTACTTATCCATATCAGTCATAAACATTTGAGACTTAGTAAACGTATCCTGTATACGTACACCTGTTATCTGATTCATAGCTCTAGTGAAAGCCTCTACATTACGAAAGGTTGGGTTGTTAGGGTCCATACCATAGCGTTTAGCTGATGCATCAACACCACCTGCCATAGTTTCAAACAATACCTTTTGTGCATCTAAGTTTGCAGGGTCTTCAAGAAACTTCATGTACGCATCACGTGTTGTATATGGGTCCATCAAGTTACGAATCTTTTGTACCTGTAGTGAACTAAGAGCACGTGCTTGTCTAAACGATTCCTGTGCAGCATTACGATTGGTAACACTCTGTGCTAAACCTTTAGTCATTAACGCTGTTGAACTAAACAGATCAGCAACAGTTTGACCTACATAGTACTGGCTAAAACCAGCAACGTTTAATGCTGTAGTAGCTGGTGAAGAAACAAGTAATCGTTTCCATACAGACTGACCATAACGTATTGGCTCAGCTGGCTTAGGAACTTTTGTACCATCAGCTAATGTCTTTTCAGAATCCTCAGCTTTTTTAATAGTGTTAGACTGTAGTTTTATCTTAGTCTCAGCTGCTAATAAACCAGCGTTTAAAGTTTTACTAACCTGTGATGCTACTTGTAGAGTTTTACCAGCCTCACTAAAACGGTCAGCCATAAGATCCCCTAGTTTAACACGTGTACCAGTAAGGTTTCCAAAGTTAAATCCTGTATGCTTACCTAGAGACACGTTAATATCTTTGAGTTCTTTCTGTGTAAGTGAGTTAGCTACGTTAGTCATAACGTCAGATATGTGAACTTCTTTACCTACCTTGTATCCCTTAGATCTAAACACACCCACAAGGCCACCAATCTCACCATCAACGTCACCAAACATAATCTCTCTAATAAGCTGAGAGTCGTCTAGTATTTCGCCCCTACCCTTCTTACCTCTAGCTACCTTAGCATTCCACTTATCTGCAGCTTTACGTATAGCTTTAGCCGCTTCAGGTGTGTCTGCTTTCTTAAGAATAGGTGCATACAAATCTATTGTATTCTGTGCTAACTTCTCTGTCTCTGTGCGTGTGTCTTCAAAGCCTGATTTACCAGCACCTAGCTTACGTGTAATAAGTTGAGCACCACCTGCAACACCACCAAGGAGAGCAGAGAAAGCACTCTGTGTTTTACTAAACGAATCTTGTGCTCCTACTTCTAGGCGAGCCTCTTGATTTGCAATATCTTGATAGACTGCAGCTGTAGCGTCCAGCGCTGTAGTAGCATATAATGATTTAGTAGCCGCTGTTTTAAACAGATCCTGCTGTGCTTTTTTCATAGCATCTTTAGGCATAGTCTTCATAGCTTCTGTCTCTACAAGCTTAGAGACTTTATCATACACACCCTTAGTTCTTTTAGCGGTCATACCCTGAGCCGCCGCACGTGCCGCCGCTTCTTTACCTGCCTTAATACCTGCATCTTTAGCTGCCTGTTTTGTAGCACCAGATTGTAATGCTTCTCTACCAGCCCTGCGTACTGCCGCTTTGATAACTTGCTTACCACTTACTTGAACACCACCAGCTGCAGCTCTACCTATACCACCAGTAAGTATACCTAAGTAGTTAGTAGGATCTGATGCCGCTGCAAACACATAGTCGCCTACACCCTTAACAGCACCCATCAACCCGTCATTAACAAAGACATTACCTAGTTGATCATATATCTGATAAGCTTTACGTGCTGTTTCTTTTTGTCTGTCGTTTGCTTTAGTAACAAATCGCACTTCACCTGCAGTCATTACAGTATTAGAGTTAAAGTAACGCATGTGTTTTACAAAATCATCTACTACTTCTTCGTCAGACTTATCGTTGTAATCTACACCCATACGCTCAATCATATAGTCACGAATAGGTTGATTATACTTATAGTCTTGTCGTATGTCGTCTACAGATAAAGTTTCTTCTGGGTCAAACGATAGAGTTTCGTACTCTCTTTTAGGAGAAGTGTCTGCCCCACCATAAAGGTTTTTCATATATTCTTTTTGTTCAAAGTAATTCATACTTAGTCACCTTTAAGTTTCTTAGGAGTACCATCTACGTTGTGGGTTTTCTTATACTTTCTATCCCACTCTTCTTGTGCGTTTACTTCCTTCTCTTTACCTGAAAGTTTATTCTCAGCCATTACTGTTGCTTCTTTGTCTATAGGTCTAGGCTCAACTATAATAGGAGTACCGTCTGGGTTGTAACGAGCACCATACTTTCTATCCCACTTTCTAGCTTCTGGGTCTCCTACTAAACCAACATCTTTAGCACCACTTGGTCTGTGCTTCTCTGGCGGTAAAGAATCTGCAACAGGTTGTGCTACATCAGACTGTGATTCTTTAGGGAAAGATGGCAATTCTTTCATCTTAGCTTCTTCAGTAGCTGAGTCTTTAACCCCATCAGTAACTGCATCAGGCTCATCTTTCTTCGGATCTAACCCATAGTCACCTTTGAGTATGTCTAGGTAACCCTTACCCATAAGATTGTCAATCTGATCCATAGCTATCTGCTGATTAAAGAAGCCACCAACACTACCATATTGTTTTGCAAAAATGTCTATGTACTTTTTGACTTCTTCCCTAGCATACAGTTGTATAGCATTTCTTCTTACATCATCTATTTGTGCATCGGTTACATAGCTTTCGGGTTCACCTGCAGGTCTATCATCAATTAGCCTCTGCTGTGCCTCTGACGCTTTAGCTTGAGCTTCCTTAGAATCTGCTGCATCATCATACATCTTAGTTATATCTTTAGCAAAAGTAAAAGCTTCTGTCTTACTAAAAGTTTTTATATCAGAGAATGACATTACAGCATTAGGTATAAGAGCATTAAACTCAGCTAAGCGAGCTGCGGCATTTATATCTGCAACAGACATACCATCACCAGAAGGTGTTTTTCCTAGTTCTTCTCTAGCTCTATTCATAGCACCGAAGCCAAACAACTTACCGACTATATTAGTATCGTCTTTAAACTCAGCGGCTTTTGCTGTTGCACCATATGTCTCTTTAGCAAACTGCTCTAGTGGCATATCAATAAGAGATTTATCAATATCAGGTATGTTGGGCATATTAATAACAGCTTCAATATCATTGATAGATAGTGTTTCCCCTGCAGCTAAACCTGCGTTAGCGTGTGCCTTAGCGAGTTTATTTCTAAGCTCACTTACGCCTGTCATTCCAGAAGCCATAGCAGTACGTATTATAGCTTTAGACCTAGCACCTTCTGGTAAGTACTGGAGAGCTTCTCTACCTAAAGATACAGCGGCGTTGGCTCTAGCGGTACGTGTACTTATTAGGGATCTGTTACGCTCACTAGCCGCTGTCTGTTTTTCCTTAAAGGCTTCGGCTTCCTCACGCATATCAACCATACGATCTGTTACTTGATTGAGAAAGTTTGCCTGAAATTCTTTATTGTTAAATGCCATTGTATACTAACCCTTCGCCATCAAGCCCATAGGCTTTTGTTCTTGTACTATTTCTTCTTCTTGTGGCATCTCTTCCTCCACAGGTTCTCCCTCCTGCGTTTCAACCATAGACTCTACCATCTGTTGCCCTTCATCAGGTGTGTCTGTACCTTCTTTATCTAACATACTGTTAGCAATCATGAGGAAGCGTTGCATCTCTGCAGCTTCTGCTTTCTTCTGTGGATTGTCATTAGTATCTTTAACATCAACACCCATATCTTCAAGAGAAGCTTTTATATATGCGTGTATAACAGGCGCTACAACAACACCTGCATCTATTGAATGTAATCCTCTCATAACACCCTGCATATATATAGTCTCTACAATAGGAGCTAAGGATGCACCAGCCTGTATTATAGAACCAAAGTCTTGTAATACTTCTTCATTGTCTAGTCTCTCGATGTAGTATGCAGCTACTTCATTAACGTTTGACATCTGGGCTGGTTGTTCCCAAGGGTTATTACGAGGTTCTCCTGTGAGTGACTCACCAGGAATTGGTCTATCAAATGGTCCTGCTATTGGCATCTTATTATCCTATTTGGTAAAGCCAGCGCCAAAGTATAGGCCGACTATTGCTGAAACTATGTGTGTGTCTAGAGGGGTTATAACGAAGCCACGTGCCGCTTTCCAGTGTATAGCATCTGGTGCACCTAAGAGCCAGTTGATGAAGCCACCCTGTACTTCTGTATAACCAACGATTACACTTACGTCAGGATACCATACTGCTACTAGCTTTGGCAACACAATAATAGATCCGACTGCAGATAAAGCTATAATCCTACGTGTCCAAGCAAAGTGTTTATCTTTACTACCATGATCTCTAGCTTCACTGACTGCGCCTACAAGGGCTTTCTGTTGTTCTGCTTTAGCTTTATTACTTTGCCCCCATATGGACATAACTCCACCTAAGACAGTGGAGAAAAGCATTGTGATTAATTCTAAGGGAAGACCAAACATTATGGGAACTCAAACGTTGTTGTATTATTAGATGGTGCATTCTTATTTAGTTGTCTCTGACTTCTACGGAAGGCCGCTATTCTTTTTTTCCTTTGCTTATCAGGACCACTCCACCAATGATCAGCCCATAAATCCTCTATAGATTCTTTACCCGTCAGTACTGTATTTATATCTATATCTCCATGCTGTAACATATCGTAAACAGCTAAAGACATCTGTTGATTTGCTGTCAAAGAAGTTATCTCCTTTTGTATATCTCCAGATAAATCTATATTATCAAGCCACTCAGGTATATCTTTACCTAACTCGTTAAACTGTCTAATAGCTCTTACAACGGATGAGTTGAAACGATCAGGTTCATATTGCATAACACCTCTACCAGGACCTCCACCATACTGAGCTAGTTTAGGGTCCATTGTACCAGCAGATTCATGATAGGCCACAGGCATAATAACCTTATTGAGTATATCCTCAGGCTTTGCATTCTTTATACTAGATGCTATAGCTAAAGCATGTTCTAAGCTGTCATCTGCAGGGGTTTTTTGTAATGTAGCCTCATCCATTTTAGTATCTTCGGTTGTAGCAGGTTTAGACATAAGACCTACTTGACTACCTTTTAGTGTAGAAGTATCTTTACTCTCTTCTACAACAGGGGCGGCTTCAACAGTAGGTTCTTCTTTTATACTAGGTATAATAACCTTTTGCCCAGGAAAAATCAAATCAGGGTTATCTATCTGCGGATTAGCATCTATTAATTCTTTTAAAGACACACCTTTATCCTTAGCTATAGCTGTTAGTGTATCTCCAGACTTAACCTCAACATCATTCACTTCACCTGTATAAACTTCTGGTACAGCCATACGAGCCATATCAGCTGCGATAGCATCTTCAATATCAACGCCACGCAAGTAATCTTCAAGCTCTGTCTGCATCTCTTGCATGTTCTTTTGATCATACAAATTCATAGGTGTTATTCTTGTTTCCTTGTTCGCTGATAGTCTAGCACCAGACTCAGCTAAAGAACTAGCCGTAGCACTATATAGGGCAGACGCTGGTGTTAACCTTTTATCTGACTTGTTATCGTTGTCATTACTAGAGTACACAGGCTTTGGCGCAGAGAAGACTGCAGAACTGCCTTTGTTATCTGCTGTACTAGGACGTGAGCCTAGACCTGAGGGTCTCAGCTTCGGTGTAGGGGTGCTGTTGGGGTTGTAAAAACTTGATACAGCGTTAGGATCATAACCTGGTTCTGGCATATTATAACTTTCCGAATAGTAAAGCGGCTGCGTTAACGGCAATCTCTCCGAGGAACTTTCCTGATGCCGCTGATAAGCCACTAGAGTCAGTGTCGCCCCCAGCAGACATATCTGCCTCAGCTTGAATTTTAGCAATGGCAATGTTAGCATCCCTTTGAGCTGCATTCTCACCTGACTGCCAAGCCCAAGCAAGAATATCTCTCTCTCGCTGAACCATGTTGTTGTATGCAGTCATAGTTAAGTTGTTAGCGGCAAGAGCCGCGTCACGATTAGCTTGGTTGTCAGCTGCGTTTTCAGCTGTTGTTATAGACTGCGCCCACTGAGCGTTAGCCTGTGCTACAACTAAATGGTTAGTAGCGTTAAACTGGTCACGTGCATTCTCTTGATCTGTGTTAAACCTAGATAAAGCATTAGCTTCACCAGCGTTGAAACGAGACATAGCATTCTTTTGCTCAGAGTTAAACTGGGATACCTGCGTAGCAAGTGTAGCAAAGAATTGGTTAGTTTGATTTTCAGACGTAGCGTTAAACTGTTTAGCCGCATTCTCCTGTGCTGTATCTGACAGGATAGTATTAACTCTCTCTTGTGCCTTGAACATGTTTGTCTGTTGTTCATTACTCAGGTTAGTCATATCCATCTGTAAGAAAGCCTGAGCATTCTGTAGCTGTGCTTGTTGTCTATTGTTTAGATTAGCCATATCCATCTGAGACATAGCCGCTGCATCAGCCATCACTTTAGCTTGGCGGTTACTTAGATTAGCTAAGTTCATAGTCTGAGCCATCTTAGCATTCTCAAGAGCTACCTGCTGTTGTGCTGTAAAGTTCATATTAGCTATCTCAGATACTTTAGCTGCGTTCTGAACCTTAGCTTGGAACTCTTGTGTAAATTCCATGTTGAGGAAACCAGCACGTTGACGTGCCGATTCCATAGCAACCTCTTGTTTGTTAGAGGCATCCATCTGAGCTATAGGTAAAGCAGATTCCATAGCCGCTTGTACAATAGCCATACCAGCCATAGATGAAGCAGATAAACCTCTAGCTGCCATCCTTGCTGTAGCACCTCTCATAGCTCCTGCAGCCCACGCTGGTGTAGAGCCACCTTCAAAGTCTGCCATCAGGGAAGCCATCTCATCTTGAACACTAGCCGCTTCTAACTTCTGTGTTCCATAAATGTCTTGTACTTTTGTTTGATCTACAGCTGAGCCATCAATCATCTCTCCAGTTTCAACAACACGTGTAGGAGCATCTTCTACTTTAGCCGCTTCACCTTCTGCCGCTTTTAGATCTAACTGTGCTAACTTCGTAGGATCTCCTGTAGCGGCTGTCATAGTAGCTTCGTCACTTACAGTACCTGTAGCTGCAGTAACACCTGCAAGTGCTGTATCTACAGCTGGAGCTGCAGTAGCAGAATCTACCGTGGATACTGGTGTAGTTGGTGAAGCCACTGCTTCTGGTGCTTGTTCAGCTGTAACGTTTGTAGCTGTAGTAGCACTGCCTAGTTGTCCTGTACCTGTAGCAATCTCTGTACCTGTACCTTTATCTGCTACTGTATCCGCTTTGATAGTTAAGTTACGAGGGTCTTTTGTTATGGCAGAAGTCATAGTACTTGCACCACTATTAACGACTGTGCCTTCATCTGTAGTGGTTTCTTCTTCGTCTGTAGCAGACCCACCCTCAGCCATCATCTTAACAGGGTCACCTTCTATGGTACGCCTAGCCGCTAAGGTGAACTTACCCATCCTAGCCGCCGCTGCAGGGTTAGAAGATAGAAAGAGGTTGATAGACTTTGAATCCATAGGGCCATTATATCCCAGCGCTGGTAAAACCTTTTTCTGTAATGTCTCAGGTTTGAACCCTACAAACTTTTTTGCCATGTTATTTACTTCCCAACTGCATCCACACCGCACCAGCGATGAATGTTAAAATACCTAATGTTGTTACCTTGACTAAGGTAGACCAGATACCCTTACGTGTATCACGCCATACGTCAAGTAGATCTCTCATCTCGTTTATATCTTTAGCCGCTGTCGTATCATGTAGTCCGATAGAAAACAGAGCTTGTTTAGCCCCACGCTTAGCTGCACGATCTAGCATAGATTCTAATTCATCTGGTGTTAAGTTAATGCCACCCATTAGATAGTACCAAATGCTGTTACGTTACCTGCTACAGTAATATTACCGCTTGCATCTAGCTTCATCTTGTTAGTACCGCTTGTAGCAAAATACAAAGTACCTGAACTTTCTGTTATAGTCCAATCGCCTAAGTCTACAGTAGTAGCGTTAAGAGTTGAAGCAGAGAAAGCCTGAGATGAAGAACCAGCTAGTTCTGCTTTAGTATCTATTTCTGTCTGTAACCCATCTACATTAGCAATAGTATGGTTATGACTATCATCTGCAATCACAGCTGCTATAGTGACGCTGTTTGTACCATCGAATGCAACAGAGCCTGTTACATCACCTGATAATCCTATAGTACGAGAAGTAGCTAGAGCAGTCGCTGTTGATGCATTACCTGTTAGTGCACCTGTAACATCGCCAGTAACATCACCTGTTACATTACCTGTTAGGTTTCCTGTCACATCACCCGTTACGTTACCTGTAACATTACCTGTTAAACCTCCTGTAACATTACCTGTCAAGTTACCTGTCACACCACCAGTAACATCACCTGTCAAGTTACCTGTAACATTACCCGTAACATTACCTGTCACACCACCAGTTACGTTACCTGTCAAGTTACCTGTAACATCACCAGTAACATCACCTGTAACATCCCCAGTTAAATCACCAGTTACGTTACCTGTAACATTACCCGTAACATTACCTGTTACGTTACCTGTAAGATCACCAATAGTGTTACCAATAACACCACCTACTAAAGAACCTGTAACATCCCCTGTGACGTTGCCTGTAAGGTTACCTGTGACGTTCCCTGTTAAAGCGCCTGTCACATCTCCTACAAACCCAGCAGTCGATGTTGTAACACCTGTTATACCTAGTGTACCTGCTATAGTAGCGTTTTCATCTACTGTAAGAATATCAACATTTGCAGTACCGTCTAACCACAGGTTTTGCCATTGTTGTGTAGAAGTACCTAAGCTAAAGCTTCCTGTTACTTCTGGTACTATATTACTATTTACATCAGCGTTAAAATCTATAGTGTCTGTAGCTGCATCACCAAAAGTAAGACTGCCAGAGATTGTAGTATTACCTGTAACAGTAAGATTACCACCTACAGATACATTTCCAGTAGATGTAATAGTAGCCATACTAAGGCCGCCAGAAAAGAAACCATCTTTAAACCTAGCCCCTGTAGATCCTACATCCAGAGTATTTGTTGTCTTAGGTACAACATTTGAAGAAGACACAATTACATCTTGCGCTGGTCCTACCTTAGTAATAGGTGCACCTTCACCAGAAGTACCATCGTGTTTATGTCCTGATGATGCGTTGAACCCTGCTTCAAGAGCATTGTACTCTGCATCAAAGTCATCAGCATCAATAACGTTTCCGTTAGAGATATTGTTACCAGTGTCTTGACGTGTATAACCTGCCATAATTTAGTCCTTACTGTCTATCGTTTTGTCTATACTCTAGCAGGGCTGTGTCTAGAGTGAATGTGGGATTAGTAGAGTTATCCTCTACACGTAACGCAATAGTCTTACCTGACCCAACAATATTAGTGTTGTATACTACGTCAAGTTCACCACCAAAGGTAGCTGTATTAAACACAGACGAAGACGATCCATAAAGAAAAACTGCTGTGCCTGTACTTTCTATTCTCTGTGTAGGCGGTTGTACAACGCCTGTGTTTGTCCTAGTATCAAAGTCATATTTTATATTCAACCCTAGATCCATAGGACCTGTAGGTTTAGCATACAGAGTAATTTTATAAAAGGATTTGCGTAGTTGTGGATCAGAGAGTGGCATGAATGGTGATTCATATAAACCATCAATGTTAGCACCATCAAAGCTAGAGCCTGTATCCATAATATAGACGTAGCCATCCCCGTTAGCAAAAGCAATAGTCTCTGCTGTACCTGAATAGCGACTGTCAGCTATATGGGCTTTGATACCAAAGGTAGTAGACCAACTCATACCACTAGCACCCTGAGCTATAAGCTTAGTAGCGATTAAGCCTTTAGCAACTTCATTTTGTTCAGACTCAATAAATGCAAATATTCTATACTGAGCTTTCTCACGTAAAATAACAGATGTAAAATTAGAAGTACTAGCTAGAAACTTAGTAGCATCTCTAGAAATAGGATCAGATGCAATGTCTAGTCCAAAGTCACCTATACGATCAGTAGCGCTTAATAATCTAATACCGTCAGCCGCTAGGTACATAATGTCACCACCAACCTCTTGTATAGTATCTCCGTTTATACAACCCATTTTACTTGCGATAGGTGCTACCTGAAAATCAGCTGTTGTATTACCAGTTAAACGTTTAATACTATCAGAAGTAAATATGATAAGCTGATCACGGAATACAGTTAAACCTGTTACATCAGAAGATACATTAATAGAACCAGCACCATCAGCAGCACTAAAATTATCAACAGTAAAAGGGGCAGTAAAAAATACATTATTACCTTTTGCATAAAAGGCTGTGTCTTTAAACACTGCTACGTGAGAAGCACCTAACACATCTGTAGAACTAGCTACTGCTGTAAGAGAGTTTCCAGAAGTATTATAAATAGCAGGGTAGTTAACCCCATCAACAAATAAAACTTTATCATCACCATTTAGATTATACAGAGTACTACGAGCTTTACTACCTAATAAAGGTCTAGCACCCATAGATGTCCATGAAGTACCTGTACCATAATAATATTCTGTTACGTTACTAGCATTCTTTCTTGCAACTACAATTCGTCCAGAGCTTATAACTTTTAAAGCTAATACAGACCCTGAACCAGGAACAGTTGTAGTACTGTATTTTTCATAACCTTTTATCTTAGAGTAACCACCTTCTTTAGTAGCTTCAAAGTTCTGTAAAATAGTAGCAGAACCCACGGCATTAGTACCATGCTGTAAGGGACTAAGGTTAGAGACAAGACCGCCTTTAAACTCAATAGGATATGTTTGCCACTGTGTAGCCATTAGAAATGTACTCTTGTATCTCGTAAATATTCTGTGCGATTGATATGTAAACTACGTAATTGTTTAATACCTTGTTCAAACTTTTGTAATGCTAATTGAGCTGCTGGATTGTCACCTCTAAATTGGTAAACATAATACATAGCACCGTCTATAATTGTGTGTTGGTATTGTTCTGGTAAGGTAGGTACATCTGTTGCGTTTTCTAATTCAAAGCCTAAACGGAAATATTCATACACCACTTCATATTCTTTATCAGGCGCTGGGTAAAAGATTAATTCTCTGCTAGGGGTACGTACAACGTGTGTAGGTACACCAAATGCACTTGTTTCAGAGTTATACTCGGAATCGGCGTGTTTGTCAAGCCATTCTTCGTATGTAAGTACTTTTAACTTAACAGTTTTTACATTAAGACCTGCGTTACGCTTGATGCGAAAGGTATTCATGTTTATAGTTTTGCTATCATGAGGCATACTGTAGCGAACCTCACCTACAAGAAGTACTTCTGTTTCCTCTACATGATTCCAAGGCCATTCAAACTCTTCTTGATTAATATGTCTAATAGAAGCATTAATAGAGTCTTTAGCAAAGCTATAGAAACCTGTAGTTGTAGAGAAATTTGACGTTGTAAGTTCTACCTCATTAAGTCTACGATTGATGTTATTAACTAGGTCAATATAATTATACGCCATTTCTATTTCTCCTTCACACGCAGGAAGATACTACGCTCATACTGTAAACCTGCACCTGTAGTGATTCTACATATAACTGTATATCTTACATTGTTTGTGCCTAAAGAAAATCTAGCAGTAGATACCTTACCAGATATCGTACCTGTAACAAACTGTAACCCATTAACAACACCAGCATCTTCTACTAAAGTTGTAACACCTGATGCATCTTTAATAAACCACACAGCACCAGCAACAGTATCTTCACCTAAGAAACGAGACCAATCTACACTATAGTCTACAATCTCATCTTTATCTTTATCGGGCCATTTATATGACATATCTTATCCTTATGCTGCGATATATACAGTGTTATTTGTATCTTGTCTACTTATGTATACAGTGTTATTTGTATCTTGTTTAGTAATATACACCGTGTTTTTTGTATCCTGTCTATTTATAAACAAGGTACGGTTTTTGTTGTACTGACTTGCGTAATCTTGGTAAGGAAATACTACAGCTGTTGGGTCAGCTAGATTAGCAGATAATGTGGTAAGTATTGAACTTAATGTTATATTAGCCTGAGCATCTTCATCTGAGAAACTAAAGTTGTTTAACTCTAGAAAGACACCTGTAATAGGTGAGTTTGCTTTAGCACTAAACCCTATGTTATCTAAAGAGGTAATAGAAGACACACTTGGAATAGAAATTCTAGCTTTAGCATCTACGTCTGCAAAAGTATTAGCTGTAAAAGAAGCTGTTACAGGTGTAGGTGTAGTATTAGCTTTAGCAGATGTAACTATAGAATTAATAGCTGTACTAACAGTATTAGAATCTAAAGTCATATTAGCTTTAGCATCAAAACCTATAGCTAAATCAATACTAGCTGCAACGTTGGTCAGGTTATGATGTGCTATAGCTTCGTATAATAAAGTACCTGTATCAAACTGAGCACTTGTACTGGGTAAAAATGCGTTAGCAATTAATGCAGTAGTAACCTGTGAAATAGGTGTTTCTGATAAAGATACAAAACCTAACATTCTATACTAAACTTTCTTTTATACACTTCCGTAGACAGTTCCATTATTTGTGTAAGTGTATGACTGTCCTGTGTTAATAGCATAACCAGCAGCACCTCCACCGTTTTCACCAGAGCGACCCCAACCACCACCGCCGTTAGTATTAGCTCCATCTGTATTTGATGTTGCACTTAGAACAGAACCACCTAGTGCAGGGTTGTTAGCTACATTAGCACTACCATTTAGTCCTTGGTTATAGGTAGCGTAATTACCATTACCATCAGGCGTGTTGCTAGTTGCTACCACCGTACAGCCACCACTAACATATGATGTGGCAGGGACAACACCACCACCACCTTGAGGTCCACCTGTACCACCCTGAACTGTTCCAGTAATTGTACAGTAACCATAAGTTACATTTGGTGTTGATCCTCCGCCTACTGTAAAACCCCCTACTGTACTACCGTTGCCTGATGCTGTGTTATATGCACTTTGACCTGCACCCCCACCGCCTCCAGCACCGCCACCGCCACCACCGCCACCTGCGATGAATGCACCAGAATTGTTAGTTACTGTAGTGCCAGATGCAGTTATGCTGATAGCGTGACCACCTGCACCCGAATTAGTATTACCACCACGTCCAAAGATAGCACCATTGTTTA